GGCCCAAATCTCTCATCATGGCTGCCCAGGTTCGGCGTAGAGCCACGGGGGTATGGAGTTGTTTGCGCTATTCCTGGGATAGGGGATGTCGCGGCCAGGGGCCTCCTAGAGGCCTACGGGGGCGTAGGGCAGATCGCCCACGAGGCGGCGCTCAACTTCGACGGCCTGGCGGCCACAAAGATTAACGGAAAGGCACTCGGGGCATCTAAAGCCCGCAAGCTGGCGGAGGTCCTCGGATGAAGCTAAAAGAGTTCGTCCGGAAAAGCACGCCGTCCTGGGGAGGCACCGAGCGGCATAAAATTTCATGGACATCAGCCAGGGACCAGGAGATAATCAGGCTAGTCGCTGCTCTGAAGCCAGAAAGAGCGGCAATCATCGCCGACCGGCTTGGGATGAAGGAGAACACTGCCTATTGTGCCATGAACCGGCTGGCGAAGGCTGGGAAGCTCAAGAAAGTCCATTACTGGGACGTATGCGAAGATTAGTTTCGTTTAGCACCGCAACTGCTTATATTATTTGGAGGGATATGATGCTATCAGAAATGCCTACGGAACCTGCAACCGCTAAAAAAGCAGGACCCTCTCGTGATTTTGCCTATACTTCATCGATGTGGGAGCTTGTTTTTGGTGATGGTAGGCTTGCTATTATCGATTATGTCTGTGGAAACTGTCATAAAAACATTAATTTTCATCTTTGGAAGGCGACCTATTGCCCGCACTGTGGGGCTCCAGTTTTTGGGGCTTTGCGAAAGAAGCTCGATGGCAAACAAGGCAGGATCGGGAGGGATTCAAATTTCTTGGAGGGACTAAAGTATGCCGGACCGGACAATAGACCTAGATCTCTGGGCGGAAGGCAACGCCGAAAAGCTGCCAAAGATCACAGTCACCGGCCAGGGGCTACGGCTAGAAGGCAGCGTGGCAGAGTTTGACCGGCTGTTATTGATACTAGGCGAGTGGCTAAAGCCCTAAGCGGAAAAATGGCGGCCCGTGATAAGAGGAGCATGCTCTGAATTGAGGCCACCGCGCGGTGCCGGGGTTCTCCCTCCCTCCTTCCCCGGCCATTGCAATTATTTCTAGATACTGGATTGATGATATGTGGCAAAAAATCAGTGCTCTATTTGCGTCCACAAAAATCGATGTGCAATAGACCAAGCCGTCACACAAGGCGTCTCATTTCGTCGTATAGCGTCACAGTTCAAAGTTGGCTACAAATCGGTCGAACGGCATGTAAAAAACGGTCATGTGGCTGCCGACATTCAAGCCGCTGCAAACGATAATCAGATTTCAAGGGGCAAGGATCTTCAGCAGAAAATAGACGAAGCCTACGCGCTTGCCCTGGACGCCGCCAAAGAAGCAAAGAAGAAAGATCTCCGTGCATTCGGTGGCTGCATCGGTGGGGTTATGAAGGCATTGGAAATTGAGGCCAAGATCAAAGGGCCCGGAGACAAACCAGAAGTTCCCAAAGAAAGCGGCTTCATGGCAGGCTACATGAAGCGGGCTGGAGAAGTCTATGCAAATGACCAAAGCCCGCCGGGTTGATAAACCTGCCTTCGTCTGGCAACCTCCGAGCCCGAAACAAGAGCAAATATTGTACTGGTGGACTCCGGAAAGCCCTCATAAAGACTTCGCCTATTTTGAGGCGGAAGGCTCTGTCAGATGTGGAAAAACCGCGCTCGCTGATTTCTCGTTCACCAATTGGGCTTCTTTCACCTATGATCAAGAAGAATTTGCTCTCTGCTCCAAAACCATCGGCACGGCGATAAGGAACCAAGTCCGACCGCTGATGAAAACGCTCTCTATTGAGCCCTCTTACGAAGTGCAATTCAAGCGGTCCCAAGTCGAGGGTTCTCATCTCATAGTCCATCAGAAAGAGCTGGATCACGAGAACATCTTCTGGATATACGGAGGGAAAGACGAAAGCTCTCAAGACCTGATCCAGGGCAAGACCCTGGCAGGAATCCTATTCGATGAGCCACCGCTGATGCCTCAGAGCTTCATCAACCAGGGGCTCGCAAGGCTTTCAGTTGAAGGCGCAAAGGCCTGGTTCCTGAACAACCCGGAAACGCCTACTCATATTCTTTACGTTGAAACACTCGATCCTTTCAGGGACGCGGGAAAACTCTATTTCCTGCATCTGACGATGGATGATAATCCAGCGCTTTCTGATGAAGCCCGGAACAGGATCACATCCCAGTGGCCGGTTGGATCTGTGCTCTACCGACGCTATGTGCTCGGAGAGAGGGCGGCAGCAGAAGGCCGGGTATTCAGCTTCTTTGAAGAAGATATTTCAAAAGGCTTCGTAGTCGACAAAGTGCCTGTGGATTTCATCCAATTCATGGTCAGCCTTGATTATGGCTACTCTAATCCTTTCAGTGCCACTTTATGGGGGCTGTCGGGTGGGGTATGGTATATTCTACAGGAGTTCTATTGGGATTCAAAGGAAGAGAAGCGCCAGAAATCGAATGCGGAGTACATCCAGGATCTCGACAGGCTCACGCACTGGCAAGGCAAACTCATATTCCCAAACAAAATCCTTATACCGCCCGAGGAACCCGGATTTATCAAGGAATGTAAGGGCAGCCAATTTCCTCAGCTCTCCTCAGCAACCGCTGCTGATAATAGCATAATGCCAGGCATCGAGGACGTTACGACCATTTTCAGCTTAGGGCGATGCAAAATTTACCAGAAGAATTGCCCTAAAGCTATTTGGGGTATTAACAATTTGCTCTGGGATCCGAAAGCACAAGAGCGTGGCGTCGATATGTTTCTCAAAGGTGGCAGCGGATCACCTGATCATGTCGCTGATGGCATCAGATACGGTGCAAGAAGAGCAAAAAAAGAACTGGTTCAAATGGGACTCATATGATCACTCCTGACAATCTGCAATCACATTTCCAGCGCGGCAAGCCTTGGCCCCCCGAAGAGGATATCGGCCCCGGCAAGCGCCTCACCATCTACGAGGAGAACCTGAAGCTCTGGCAGCGCAAGCACGACGAGGTCTACACAGTACTGCGAAACCTCTATGCAGATAGGGAGAAGGATTTCAACAAAGTTATTTTTATCCTCAATTTTCATAAGCAGCTCTCCACCCTGTGGGCCGATCTCCTCCTCACTGAGAAGCCCACCATGAAGGCCGGGCAAGAGGCCAGGGATTCTACGGGGAACATCATAGTCCCTGCAGAGCAGACCTACCTGGACTCGCTTATCCCGCGCCTCTCTCTGTGGCTGAAGGCCTACGCCGCCAGGATCGACATGAGCCGGTATGGGGTTGGCGTGGCCAAGGTCTACGCAGAAGAAGGGCAGCCAGCCAAGCTGCAGATCGTGGCCCCCAAGAACTGGTGGCCGGTGGTAGGACCGGATGGTGAAGCTTTAGGGCATATCATAGCTTGGTCACAGGATCAGAAAATCCTCAACGTTGAGATCCACAGCGCCGGCTTCATCCAGAGCAGCAAGTTTCTGATCTCAAGCGAGGGCAAGATAAATTCAGATCCTTATGATGTTTCAGAAGTCCAAACCGGATATGACAAGCCTCTTGTCTTTCCGTTCCTGAATGCCATCACTTCAGATGATATTTTCGGGACCGATGACTACCAGGACATCGACCCGATAGTGAAGAGGCTAGAGATCACATTCACTCGCTCGGGCCGCACGCTGGACGCTCACAGCGAGCCCGCTTTTGCGGTGCCCGAGGATGCTCTTGGGCCGAAAGATCCAGTCACCGGCGAGCGCAAGTATAATGTCAAAAGGCGCGTCTTCCCGATGAGCGAAGATGACAAGATGGTGCCTCAGTACATCACATGGGATGGGCAGCTCGTTTCGAGCTTCACGCTCATTGACAAGGCCCTGAACATGCTCTACGTCATCTCCGAGACATGCAAGAGCGCATTCGAGCCCGACACGCTCGGCAACGCGATTAGTGGCAAGGCCTTGAGGATGCTCATGATGAGGCCGCTCAAGAAAAGCGAACGCTGCAAACTGCAGTTCGAGCCTGCGTTCAAGCAGATACTTGAAGCCGTGTCAGTCCTTGATATCAAGAACAAGGTGCCTGGCGCAGTTCTGCTCAAGGACGTTCAGATCACTTTCAAGGACGGCCTGCCAGACGATGAGCTGGAAGAGACTCAGATAGCAATGAACAAGCGCGCCGCGGGATGGTCGACGAAGGCCATCTTGGAAGAGGCGGGCTACTCCGAGGATGACGCGAACCAGATAGCGCAGGATGCCGCCGGGCAAGTCCTGTAAATTTTCTTTTCACAGTGCGCAGCGCCGACAGGCCCCGCACTTTCCTACCATGACAGAAACACCCCCCGCAACACCTCCAGCAGTGCCACCGGCCCCTGGGGAGGGCGGATCTGGTCCCTACAAGGTCTTTCAGACCGAGCAG